TAAAAATATCATCACTGACGACAAAGATGGTAGAGCTAATTCTATAATTTTTGCACAGCCTGGTGATGTTTCTGTTTTTGGTGTGGGACTTGCCTGGAGAGCAAAAGACTTTACTCGCCAGCTTATACTAAGAGATAATCCAGAAAGAATTTGGAGTTCAGAAAGTTTTGATCTAGGTGAGGGGAAATCTTACTACATTAACGGTGAACTGGTCCTTTCTTCTAGAGCCTTAGGTAGAGGTATCAGTCAGTCTAATTTAACTAGATTAGGAACATTAGAACAACTTATTGTAGGCGGTAGTTCTAAATTTTTAGGCGATATTACCAGCGAGTTTATCACTGCTAAGGCTATATCTATAGCAAACTCCGGGTCGTTAACAGTTAACAATGACGGTATTAGAACCTCAAAAGATTTTAAACTAACAGTTAGTAATATCGAAGACTTCAAAGTTGGCCAATCTGAAATCGTAGTAGGAAATAATCAAAACATTAACCGTCCAATAAAATTATTTGGTAAAGTATCTATTGGAGTAAACAGTCCCGACACTTCAGTTGATTTAGAAGTTCGTGGACCAGTTAGTTTAACTGGCAAGAAATTTATCTCCGGTACTGAACGTCCAAGTTTTGGTTCGTACACCAAAGGAGATATCTGTTGGAATACAGAACCACACGACGGTAATTACGTTGGTTGGATCTGCGTAGTGTCCGGTAATCCAGGAACATGGTTGCCGTTTGGTGCTATTGGACGATAAAAATTCTTCATAGTCATTGACAAAATAAATATAGATCTATATACTTTATAGTATGCGGTCTTAGGCGTTCATCCCGCAATATAAATTCTGCATGTCATCAAACTTGCTACCTATTATAAAGGAGACTAGAGATGGCAAAATATCTTTCTACAAAAACTTACGGCAACGACAGAGGGCTTAGTTGTTGCTTCCGACAATGGCGTGCCACGCATAGCCATTGCTCATTACTACATGGCTACTCAATTGGTATTAGACTAGTGTTCGAATGCGACACACTAGATGAAAAGAATTGGGGAATGGACTTTGGTGGCTTAAAGGATTTCAAAGCATGGGCTGATCATATGTTTGATCATACATTAGTCATTGCTGAAGACGATCCATTACTACCTAGATTCAAAGAAATGGCCGGCTGGAGCTCTAATTCAGAACACGACGGCAACTCAGAGCGTGTACAAATTGAACCATATCGACGCAGTGGTGTCTGTGATTTACGTATCGTTGAGGGCGTAGGTTGCGAATTATTTGCTAAAATGTGCTATGAAAAAATGGATTGGCTATTAAAGAATGGCAACCATCGTTATCCGCTAAATCCTACAGTACGCATTAAGAGTGCGGAAGTTTTCGAACACGAAGGCAATTCCGCTACCTATGAAGGCGACTTTCCAGTGGTTCGAGGATGAACTCATTAGAAAAAATATGGGCTAGAGCAACTGGCCACTTAATGGGACAAACGGACGATGATCGCCCCGATGTCCCTATACTAACTCGTAAAGAAGCTCGAATAGCCTTGCTTTTAAAAACGTCTTGGGTTATAATACATGTAATCACATGTTTTTTTATTATTGCAAACGTTATAAGGCACTGGAATGGGTAAAATTGGTTTTGCGTGTAAATGGATTGATCGCCCTGATCAAGTTGATAGTATCAAACCCAAAGACGATTGTAAACAATACAACACCGGTTCAACTACAGTTGCTTGGTTAAACCGGCAATCTAAAGACGTAGCAGAACAAAAACTATGGGAACTGATGCAACAGAACATCGAGTCTGTTTGTAAACTTGTAACTAAAGTAGGAGAATTAGATGAGCATCTACGTATGGTACGGATTTCTAGTGACATCCTCCCTGTGTATACTGAGTCTTCTTGGTCTTACTTTTGGCGCAGGCCTGACGTGCTTCGGTATTGCGAAGAACACTTTCAAACGGTGGGAGATACCGCTAGGCAACGTGGCGTTAGGTTGTCTTTTCATCCTGGCCAGTTTTGCGTGTTGGCTTCTGATTCGGCCGATATTGTAAATAGAAGTATTGAGGAGTTTGAATATCATGCAGATATGGCCCGTTGGATGGGGTACGGTAAATCGTTTCAGGACCTTAAAATCAATGTCCACATCGCGGGTAGAGCCGGTCCAGAAGGGATCAGACGCTCCTACAACAAACTTACACCCGAAGCCCGCAACTGTATTACACTTGAAAACGAAGAAAACGCATGGGGGTTAGATGATTGTCTCAGTCTTAGCGATATTATACCTACTGTTCTTGATATCCATCACCATTGGGTTCGAGAAGGGGAGTACCTGGATCCTAGTGATGCCCGAGTTTCACGGGTTCTTGACAGCTGGCGCAATGTTCGTCCTACTATGCATTACTCCGTATCAAGAGAAGACTACCTGGCCGATCATTGTTCAAAAACTCTTCCAGATTATAGGACTTTACTAGAAAGCGGTTATAAAAAGGCAAAGCTCAGAGCCCACTCTGACTTTTACTGGAATACCGCAGTAAACGAATGGGCTCTGAGCTTTTTAGACACACACGATATTATGTGCGAGTCTAAAGGTAAAAACCTAGCCAGTTACGAGCTGTATCAGCAGGCAAAATTATTGGGCTTGTGATTTAGGCTTACGGCCACCCTTCTTAGCTCCAGCAGGTTTTTTAGCCGCTGGGGCTTTCTTTTTGGCTGCTTTTGCCGGTTTAGCTTCTGCTACAGGCTGTGGCGCAATATCCCCTGCAGGCACAGGTGCTACCACAGGTGTCAATTCAACAGCCTGAGGTTTGATATCTTCATATCGAACTGTGCTTTCAACTTTGTAAGGTGCTTCTGCTTGTTCTTTTGCCGCGGCCTTTTCAGCGTCAGTTGGATAGCCTAATACCTTTTTAATAAATGTGAACATGATGTTCCTCCTTAGATTTTTATTTATAAATGACTTATGTCCATTAGGCTCGATGCAGGTAAATCCCATACTTTTTTACGCTCTTTTCCTCTCTTTTGAGCAAAGCGTTTAGCATCGCAGTTTGAACATACATGAAAATAATTGTTGCTTAACCTCTTAGGATCAATCTTGCCTTTGTCTCTAGTAAACACTTCACTGCAACTATCGCATCGAAAGACTACTATAGTTTTTTGTCTAGTATATGTATGGCCTAGACCTTTTTTACTAGACCTAGTATGCGTAGTTTGTTGATATTCTAAGCGTAAGAACATAAAACTATTTACATTAAGATTACAAAATGGTATTGATAAATACCTCATAGGAACCCATAATGATCACTATTTCACCGGCTGCTTCTATAAAAATACAAGATCTTCTATCTGAGGAAAACAATCCTAACCTAGGTCTTAGGGTGTTTGTTCAAGGTGGAGGCTGTTCTGGTTTTAGTTACGGATTTACTTTTGATAGCGAAAAACAAGAAGACGACTTTGAAGTTCCGCTGGGAAGATGGAAAATTTTAGTTGATAGTATGAGTTTACAATATCTGCAGGGTGCAGAAATTGATTACAAAGATGAACTAATGGGTTCAGAATTTACAATAAAAAATCCAAATGCTGTAACAACCTGCGGCTGTGGATCTAGTTTCGGAGTTTAAATATGGCACGTCAAGAAATCGACATTGGTGTACAAGGTAATGATGGCACAGGCGATAGTATTAGAGAATCGTTTAGAAAAGTAAATGAAAACTTTAACGAACTTTATGCTATTTTTGGTGCTGGTGGTGCAATTAGTTTAACCAACTTATCAGATGCACAGGCATTGCGATATGTAGACGGTGAAGGTTATGTAGCCGATTATGGTCAAAATCGTGTTATTATTTCTAAGACTGATGGCAGCGGACTAGCAGCCAAAACTCTTATTGCAGGTGAAGGTATCAGTATCGATGTTACAGATCCCGATAAAGTTACTATTACTAACAGTCTATCAACAACTGCTAGCGATCCTGCACCAAAGTTAGGTGGACCACTAAACTCAAATCAATTCCCAATTGGTAAAGTACCAGATCCTAGCACAGACTTAGTCGCTGCCTTTAATGCTGTTCACGGACCTCGCGGTGTAACTACTACACTTGATGAACTTGCAATTAGCAAAGGTTATGCTGATAGAAAT